TCGATTGCAATTGTTTGATACTCTGCCGCCGCATTTGCTACCTGCAACCGATCACTAATAAGTGTTCTCAGTGCTGTATTGGTTGAGGTCAGATTTGTATTTACAAGATCGACCCGAGCAGTCTGCGTAGAAACAAGAGAGCGAATTGCGGTATTTGTTGAAGTCAGGTTTGTATTAAGCTGACTGATCGCCGAGTTAGTATTTGCAAGAGCTGCTCGTTCAGCCGCCTCATTATTATCAACATCAGTTTGAACAGATGCGATATAAGAGTTTGTGTTAGCGAGAGCAGATCTTTCTGCCGAAGAAACAGAAGCAATGTATGCGTTTGTATTCGCGAGGGCTGCACGCTCGATTGCAATTGTTTGATAAGTAGCAGCTGCGTTGGCAACCTGCAACCGATCGCTAATCAGAGTGCGCAGAGCAGTGTTAGTCGAAGTCAGGTTTGTATTAAGCTGACTGATCGCCGAGTTAGTATTTGCAAGAGCAGAATCAGAAAGTCGTACAATATCCGAACCGTCCGATGAAGAAAAGATAATCAGGTCAGATAAGTTAACAGCCAATTCACCAGCTGCCAGCGAACCCCCTGAGGGAACGGCACCTGGAGTATTACTCCGCTTGATTTTAATTGTTGCAGCCATTTTTTATACCTCCTTGAATAATAGAAGGGGAATCATTTCAATTTTCTTCCTTCTTTCAAGTTAAAACCTTTCACGGTTTTATATTTTGTCTGTACAACCTCTGGTTTAGGTTCTTCTCTAGATTTCGAAGAAGATAAATCTTTGGCTGACATTCTTTGAAACTTTTCCCGTTCTTCCTTTTGTTTGTATTGCTTATTTATAATAACAAGCTGTTCTATTTCTTTTTGCAAAATATTATTTTTGCTTTCCACAATCATCAGGTGTTTTGTGAGTTCTTCAATTTTTGATTGCTGAGTTGCAATATACTCAGACGCCTGCTGATGAAACGCCAGCAAAACATTAAACTGTTCTTCTTTGGTTAATTCTTCCAAAAGAAATCTCCATAACTAAAATGTTCCTCCGTCCAAAACGTCAAAAACAGGGACGCCTGAATCATTAATTTGCAATGTATCACCAGAAGAACCTGTTGCAAAACTTAGAGCTGTTGTATTTGAAGCATATAATACACCAGCATTTGTAAAACTTGTCAAACCTGTACCACCATACTGTGTTCCCAGTGCACTTTGTAATATCAATGAAGCAACGTTCGCCTCATTGGTAACATCTATCTTTGGGAAAACAGTTTTATCTGGGTCGGCAGATGGCTCTGTAGTCGAGGTTGCTATAAACTGTTTTGTTTCACCCTCGGTTTGTATTTCTAAACTACCAGTCGACGCATTAGCGGAAATGGTAGTCGTTCCTAGATTAATCGTAGTCCCAGAAAGATAAAGATCCCGCCAACGTTTTTCCGTAGTACCAAGATCATATGTTACGTTTGCTGATGGTATTAAGTTCGATGAAATAGATTCTAGGTTAGCAGCTGCACCAAGGTCGGAATATTTCGCAATGCGCGTACCACCAGCAGTTACACCGTCGTGAACTATCAGTGTTTGTAAAGTTGTGTCAACTGTTATCTCGCCATTCGCACCTGTAAAAGATGAATGTTGAGCAGTTGTGCCTCTGCGAAATTTTACTTCGATCGCCATTAAGTCAGTCCACCGTAATCTCTGTTTATATTTATATCCGTTGTGGACGTGATAAATCCGTAATCAATTGTCTCAGCTCCAATTTCAGACTCAACTGAAGCGATGTATGCGTTGGTGTTAGCAAGAGCTGATTGAAAAGTAGAATTTGTTGTGAAGGTCGAAGTTAAGTATGCGTTGGAAACTTCGCCTGTTCCAGCTGTAGCTGCAATATAAGCATTTGTGTTGGCAACAAATAGTTGAAAAGCTGTATTAGAAACAAAAGTTGCTTGAAGGTATGTATTAGAAACATTACCACTGCCGCCACTTACAGTATTTGCTTGCCATTTCCCTAGAGTGCTATTCCAGACAAGTGATTGACCATCACTTGGGGACCCAACACTATTATAGTCAACATCATCTAAAAACTTGAGCCAAACTTCACCGCTGCCACCAGAGCTAGAACCACCACCCATATCTCCACGAGCATATGCCATGCGTGTAACTTGGGCAGATATCTTTCGTACGAAATCATCATAAAGATCTTGAAACTTTTGTTCTACTGGACCGATATCGGCGTCTTTACCATCTTTTCCTGGAAGACCCTGTTCACCTCTCTCACCCTGTAAACCACGTTCACCCTGTAACCCTTGGGGACCGACTCGACCAATTTCACCGCGTTCGCCTCGTTCACCACGTTCGCCTTGTGGACCCTGTTCGCCAAGTAACCCTCGCTCACCTGCTTTTCCTTCAGGACCGCGATCGCCTTTTTCTCCGCGAAATACTTGTATGGGAATAGGTTCTTCAACACCTTCAACTGTAAGATATTGAATACCTGTTTGGTCGTTGATATCTTTCTGAACAGCTTTATATAACTGCTCAAACAGATCATCTTTGATTTTACTGTTCTGCTTATTTACTATGCCAAGAAGAGTGGCAAGCAACTTAGCATTTTCAAGTGTTGGCTTCATGGGAGGTTAAACCTCCTTGGGGTCATCAGCCATTGAGTCCATAAACCGTGTCATACTTTCTATAAGTCTTTTTTCTTCTTCACTGTGCGGTTTATCTTCTTTGACCTCCAATACCTCTAGGTTTGGAATGTGCTCCTCTTGTTCCTGTTCTTGATCTTGCTGCGGAGGTGGCTCTTCACCTTGCTCTTTTTTCATCTGAGCATCAATTTCGGCGATCTCATCTTCAGTAAATCTAAGAACATGCTTGCGAATCCATTCAGCAGAAAAAAACTTTCCTTCGAATGCTTCTGCTTGTTGAAGTATGGCAAGTCGAGAATTGATAAGTTCTTGCTCTTTGAGTTCTGTGAAATAGTTATCTTTCATGAAGTCATATTTCACATTGTTCTTAATCGAACGCCACTCTGCGCGAGACATAACGCCAGTCAACGCAAGTTGGATTTCGAGTAACTCGTCAAACAACATACTAAACCTATTTCGCAGTCGATTCACAAACTTCGTAAACTTCAGCTCATCGCGTGATATTTCACTGGCTCTACCAAGATTAAATGCGTTATCAGCTTCTAGTCGAGAAATAGGAACATTGAGTGCCATGTAAAGTTTTTTGCGGAAGTAATCTACATCTTCCATTTCGCCAAGGTTCTGACCGCCAGGAAGTGTAGTGATCTCAGTTCCGCGACCACCTTCACGACGAGGCAACCAATAATCCTCGAGCATCGTCATAAACTTGCGGTCGTCTTTGACCTCGCCTGTATTTGCATCATAGACGAGTTTGTTTTTATGTTTCGTCATCATGTCGCGCAGGTATTGCTCCGCTTTCATCTTCGGCAAGTTACCAACGTCGATGTAGAAGATCCTTCGCTCGGGTGCGCGAGCGAGGCGATATATGACAACAGCATCTTCGAGCATACGCAATTGATTCATTGGCTTGATTGCTTTTTGCAAGTGACCAAGAATCATTTTATTGCGACCATCCATCAAGCCACAATGAACATGACAGATGCTGTCGGGTGAAATCTTTATTCCCTGCTGAGCCTGTTGGCTTCCGATTCCCTGATGATTGTACAGGTAGTATTCGTTGTATGCAGGTGCAGGGTTTAACCCACGAGGTGGCGGTGGTTTATTAGCACTGCTCTTGATTGGCTCACGAACTTTGCGAATCCTACGAGGATCAATATATCGCAGTTCTTGGATACCTTCGCGTGGTTTCTTTTCGTCGATCATGATGTGATAATACAATCGACCATCGATGTACCAGCGTTTGAATACATCATAAGAAATATTCGAAAGATCGAGCATTTCAGAAATATTATCAAACTCTTGTCGAATGCGATTTTTCACGCGTGCAGGTTGTTCAACCTCGTCAAGATTTAACTCGACAGGAACAGACCTTTCATTTGTTACGATTGCTTCATTAACAATATCT